CCTTTCTTAGTTGATATACTCGATGACTAGATTGGTGAAGCGCGAGGTAGCATCATTAAGTTTGATCTTGAAATAAATCTTCTTTTCAGCGGCTAGTCCTGCATATAAGGTTGCTACATCGATCAATAAGAAATCTGCCATAAGGACATTATCTGTCCAGGTGACATTGTCATAGCTGTAACAGATTGAAATATTGCCTTCATAGACTGACGTTATTGATTTGATCCCTTTGATTGTTGTGTCGTTCAGATCAGCAAATGTGGTGATTATCTGTGCAACAGGGATGCCGGCAAGAGTGATATTGATCTGTTTTGGACTTGTTGAGTCGGTCCATTTCAAGATAACAGGGTGTGTTAGCTGAACCTTCAATAAAGACCATGGAGCTGCATCACTGCTACCATGGTCTATAAAGGTCTGCGCATTGATTGTTTCTCTTGTGATTCCGTCAATCTTTGTGAGTGTATTGTCTGTTGATGAAAAGTGATAGATGTAGCTTTGATAATCACCATACAAATACAAGACCCGTGCATATGAAGGCTCATTCATTCCTGAAGCAACAGTCCAGCTTGTGCCTGCATTATCCGATCTAGTAAATGTGAATTTTGTTGCTGCAACAGATGGGACATAAGTACAAGTGTTGGCAGTCACTAGCGCATTTGTGCCATCTGTATAAGATGTTGGCCAACTGACAATATTCAAGAAGATCTGTCCATTATCAAGCAATACACAATCCCAAATCAGCTTGTTAGAAGCCGATGTCGAGCTGTAATAGGAATATCCACTCCATCGGAAGCGAAGGAATCGGAAGGTAACATGATCGCCAACTACACCGGTTTCTGTCCGAAAGTCCCACAATTTCGTATCTCTGCGATCAACTTTGATGCTACTAGCTTCCGCACTTGTGCCAAGTCCTACCCAGGAGTTTCCAGAAACATATAGATTGGTAACAACGACATTGTTAAACGTAAACCAATCAATCCCACTGGCAACAGTAACTGTATCATCGTCATGGGCTGTGTTGTTAATGACATGTGTGGCGTTATCTACGTTAGCAACTAAATCTGCAATTGATGAATAATTGCTCATTTGTAAATCACCTCCGTAATGTCCTGATATTGATCTACAGGTACATCAAATTCTGATATGAAGCCGGCATCAATTGTGCCTTGAACACCCGAATACAGATAATCAGATGTTTTCAGTAAGAAGGCACTGTCCGTATTGATGATCACATATGAGCTATATTGAGGGTCGCCTCTGGTGCTAGAAACTATAAAGTTGGTTTTTACGATAGCAAGCAATAAATCATCGGCCAATGTACTGAGCAATAGATCATTTGTTGTGCCTAATTGAAGGATATTGAAATTGTCAGAAAGAACAGGCTGATAATTTACACTAGAAGTGGCAATCTGGACCTGATCTACAAAAGACCCAATTGCAAATCCTTCAGGAATGAAATTGATCATTTCAAATGTATCCTCAAGGGTAAGGGTACCATCCCAATTGACCTTGCCAGCTAAGCCAGTACCGCTCAGCAACGCGTGTACATCTTCAGCAGCAGCCGTTGCAGAACAATTCACCATTTTTAGCCTTACGGTAAATGTATATGTATGGCCCGACTTAATGTTGCCTATATAGTATCCAAGATGAATAGTATGAGTGCCAGCTTCATCCCAAGTGATGATCGGATGATAAGTTTGAACATTTCCACTGACTAGATAAGTAGCTTCACAGGTCGCAAGATTTCGAGTTGCGGCAATTCTGATGTTGCTTGCGGATAGAGCGTCAGTTGTGGAGTTGGTGACAGTAAACGTATAAGAATCATCAAATATGACATCAAGTTTTGCCTCCCACCAGACGGAAACTTGTGCTTCATCCGAGTTTGAGGCAAAAGTGATGGATAAAATATCAACATCGCTGTCTTTACGAAGGGTGATCTTTTCTGCGTTTACAAAGGAATAGAAAATCAACTGGTTAGCACTTGTATTCGAGGCCAGTCCAGAAATATCCTTATCTGTTTTACTACGTGCATTGGACAAGGATGGATCAGCGCCAACGCCCTCCATTTCATAGAGACCATTGTATTTGAAGGTGAACTTGGTCATGCAATAGAGCTTTTCTGCATCCGCTATACCATCACTAAATATGAAAACATCCATTAAATCATATGATGGACTGCCAATCATGGAAATACTGAATGGCACATATTTGATTGCTTGGAGTGCCGTCAGTATGTTTGTTCTCAGTGTATCTTTTACATCCTCCAGTCCATATTGAAGAAGAGGATTGTTTCCGAGGTTGTACGTAAGTCCTGTATCGGTTTCTACATGGTAATACTTTGTTTCGCTAGTTGCTCTATTTACACAGGATAGACCGGTATATGTTGTTTCATAGTCACAAAATGACCCACCAGTAAACCGATGGTCATTTCCTATGGCATCTACAACAGTCTGATTGTAAGGCTTGAATATCAACTTACCTTCTCGATTGATGATTGCATTACAAGCACTTGTCTGAGCAAGCCATGAAACCAGATCACGGTATGTTTCAATGTCATTTTCGGAATAGATAGAGAGATCGACCGTTCCATTCGTAAGGGCCTCGCATTCAGTTTGACTCATACCAAGACCAACTTCACAGTCTGTACAAACCATCGCAATCAAATCATAGATATGGCCGGTAGTTTGTGGTACTGCAAATGACCTGTCAAATTTGGCCATATTATCATAGGCTTTGATAACAACACCTGTGCGTGTCCATTTTGCTTCCTCAATCGTAAAGATTCCTAAAGGTATATCCTCAAAGGTTCCATCTGCTAACTTCAATCCGCAATATGGTGTGATAACTAGACCTTTCCATCCATATCTTGGAATATCCAGATTGAGAAAGGTTGCGCTCAGTTCACCGATATAGACTTGGCCAATCAAGATAGATGATTCATCACAACATTGATCTGTGATTGAAAAAGATCCTTTCAGAATATTACTATCGGTAAATTGGGTTTTTCCTACTGTGCCTGTTAAACGGAATTGCTGAACAGGCTTTTTCATGGCAATTTTATATGCATCACTTACGGTATACATAACCTAAAGCTCCTGAAGTTCGAAGGAAACATTCCATAAACCATTTGTGCGTTGCGTATGTTCTGAATGTTCAACTAACTTTGATTTAAAGTTTCGGATGATCATCGTGTGATCACTTTCTGCGTCCAGTGATAAATCAATCAATGTGACTGTAACAGTGTCTTTTTTGCTGTAATCTTTGAGCTTTTTAGCCCAAGTAGATGAAACATCAAAAGAGACTGAAACATGGAGCCGATCATATCGTGTAACCGATACATTCAGTCCACCAGCTTCAGTCTCATATTGATTGTCAATGGTATCCGAATCTTCAGCATATGAAGTGGGGTTAGGTATCTGAACGCCATCAAATTTAAGATACTTGTCTAGCATTTATCTACCTCCTGATCTGTAATTTACTCGTTGTGACGCTTTAACAACGATGGTATCAATGTGCTCATTTCCGATATATACCGGAATTGTGATATCCCCACCATCTGCATTATTCAAAGCTGCAGTAATGGCACTGGCAATCGGACCAGTTTGAACCGCCACAGCATTCTGAATCATCGATGATAAGGAACCAACACCTACTACAGCTTCTGGTCCTGCTTCACCACCTGCAAGCAACTGACCACCTTGTGCTCCAAAGATTGTAGGACTGCTTAATATCATGCCATCACCCATTGCCTTCTTATACCAATCAATACCGATATGAGGAATGGATGGTGGATCAAGCGAGAAGCTCCCCTCAACAGAAAAATGAGGCAGCTTGATCTCTGGTAAATGCCAATCAAAGTTAAAGAAACCCTTGATCGCATCGATTGCATTGGAAACGCCATCTCTAGCAGCGCTCATTTTGTCGCTGAAAGCACCCCTGATATTTTCCATGATGGAAGCCGCCGTATCGTGGGCGGCAGACAACTTGTCTGAGAAGGATTGCTTCACGTTATCTAGTCCGTTCCCCACGTTGGTTTTGATATTGTCGATTGAATTACCGACACCGGTTTTGATGTCATTCCAGATGTTTCCCGCATTTGTTTTGATCGTGTTCCAACCATCCGACCATTTCTGGCCAACATCAGAGAAGAAGTTCGGCAAGGTCTGAGTAAAGAAATCGCCAACGGCAGTCCAGGCAGTCTGAATTCCATCACAGAAACCAGACCATACACCCTTAAACCAATCCGTAATTGCACCCCAATTCTTCACGATGGCAATAATGGCAACAACTGCCGCGATAATTGCCGCAATGATGCCGATGATTGGTAGAAGTGGTATAGATGCTGCACCTACTGCTGCACCGGTCGCCGTGGCCGCTGTTCCGGCTGCTGTCGTGGCCACAGTACCAATGCCCAGGAAGGTCGTCAAA